ACCCAAATAGTCCAGTCAGCTTTGAAGTTGTTACGCATTTCTACCAATGGAGCAACAAAGTCACATATAACATAGTCGCCACCGGCTTCCATACTAAACTGGAACATACGTAGACTTTGCCGAATACGTCCATCATTGCTAAAGTCCCAGTCGTTGTATTTGCGGCGAATGTCGTCAGCATTAAACCAGTTGACTAAGACCTTAGCATCAATGAATTCATTCAATGCTTGTCCGTAACTAATATCGCCGTTTTTTTCTAAGTACTTTTTAAGCTCACCGGCTAGTGTTGTTTTTCCAGAGCCAGGAAGGCCCATAATTAATATACGCTGCGTCATTGTCATTTCCTTTAAGAGAGGTATTAAAATAGAATCATAGGTAATTATATACCTAGTTTATAATACTACTAAGATTTTTAGATTATGCCGGCGGCACTTTGGATTGTTTGTAATGCGCGATCTCGTTTATCGTAATTAGCAATTACAGGCAAGCCAGCTGCAGTACGAACTTCGTTTAAATCTTTTTCGTAACTGTCACGATAGGCTTTAGGACTCAGTGGAACTAGACGATCAAATGTGTCACGTGTAAATGGAACTTCTTTACCTTTGTAATGCATGGTCCAGTCTTTGCTATCTTCAAACTCAGTTAGTGTGTTTAGATCGTTTAACAACATTTCTACATGACCACCAGCTGTACTGCGTCGACGAATTTCTACATATACCAAATAACGATTAGGTTTAATTTCACCTGGACTACGGTCAGCATCGAGAACAAAATCATAACCTTTTTCAAACCAGTTCATTAGATCTTTAGCAGCCTGTTGGTTCCGTAGAAAGAAACTAACAACAATAATATCATCGTCATCACCCATTTTGGAACTAAATTCGTCCACATGAACTGTAGGCTTCATCAAGCCTTCCATTTCTTTAAAGTCCAAGCTCTCAGAAAGCGGCTGGAAGTTGTGGTTGTTGAAGTGATTGTTGTGCATTGTTGGCTTGTTCTTGGTTTTGATACTGTTCGTTACCTAAATCCTGTTCGTAAGCGTCGTCGAGGTCGGCTAGGTCAACATCTTGGTCTTCTAATTCTATACTACCTGTGCGTATGTCGCTCATTAGAGCCTTGGGCATGGTAATTTCTACTAGCCAGATTTTCTTTTCTGTAATCTTGGCTTTATGTGTTCCAGGACGATAATCAGACGGATCCATGATCTTAACTGGAATCTTCATGTTGGTTTTTTTGTATTCAACTTTGCAGTCAAACGGCAATAATCTGCGTCCACCGCGTGGGTCTGGCATGAGCTTTTCGGGCCACATGAATATACAGCTTACACGATACTTGGTAACTGTAGGGCCTTGTACTAATTCGCCGACTGCCCAGTTTTTAAATGCATAGATATCTAGTTCGTCTAATACACGTTCAAAATCTAACAGCGTAAGTAAACTGCCTTCGCTAAGATAGATATCGCGAATGTTTTCGGCAATTTGATAGTAATCTTCGTGTGATTTAAATATTTCTTGATCCATACAGTTATTTATGGCTAGTTGATCGCTAGCAAGAGTTTGGTTAATTTACAGCCTAGCTTAATACTTATGCCGTTTTTAAATCATTTACTACCCATACTAAACTTTAGGATCCAGGTCCGTAAATATCTATAACAGCATGTCGCTGTCAGTGTTAAACTCAACTCAACAACGGAGATTACATGAGTAAGCAACGAGCAGTAAAACCACAAAAAAGCCGTATGACATATCAAGAAAACACAATCCGCTTCGATCAAGTAAAACCAGTAAAACAACGTCCCATTGACATCGTGCCCCGCACAAGGAATCAAGAGAAGTTGGTATTGGCTTTGCAAGATGCTGACCAGCATATTGTGATTACAGCAGGGCCAGCAGGAACAGGAAAATCATATCTAGGAATTTTGGCCGCTATTAAAGCATTTAGAGAAGGAGCCGTTAATCGTATTGTATTAACCCGCCCTGCAATATCTGTAGAAGGAGAAGAGCACGGGTTTTTACCAGGTGATTTAAATCAAAAAATGGATCCATGGGTTCGCCCATTAACTGATATTTTGCGTGAGTATTACAGACAGCAGGACATTACTAATATGTTAGAAGAACAGACGATCGAGATTGCGCCCTTGGGATTTATGAGAGGTCGTACTTTTAAGGACTGTTTTATCATCGCTGACGAAATGCAAAATGCTACTCCAGATCAAGTAAAAATGTTAATGACTCGTTTAGGCGAAAATAGCAAAATTGTAATTACTGGGGATACTGAACAAACTGACCGTAGTAAAGGCAACAATGGCCTGGCAGATTTATGCCAAAAATTGAAGGAAGGGGGTGTAAAGGGTATTAGCTTGTGCGAGTTCGATCATCGCGATATACAGCGACATCCAATAATTGGAGCAATATTGAAATTATACGGAGAATAATTTAATTAGCCCATCGCCACCCGCTAACACCTCGGGCAATAAGTCCGCCAATAGCGGGTGCTGATACTCCATATGCAATCGCAGCTTCTTTTCTGCTAGAAAATAGTTCGTCTTTTGGAGATATACAAGAGCGGCTGTTTGCTTTGCTTATTGACTCTTTAGATGACTCTTTGTGAGGCTTTTTGTAGTCTATGATCCTTCCTAGTTTATATCCGTCAGGCTCTGTTCCAGCAGGAACATAGATATTATCCTTGCCATCATTATACCATCTAATATTTTGTTCCACAATAGCAGAACGACCGTACATTGGATTTTTAGATCCTGAGGTATCTCTTTTACTAATAGCAATTTTCCAGGCTTCGCACATAGACATATCACCACCATCGCCAGATTCTGGTTTTAAATTAGCAAAATCTTTACTAGCTACTACGTTCCATAAGTTAGAATAATAAATTCCCCAATATGATATTTTTTTTGGATCGGTAGTTTCTAATAAAATTTTGGTAGTAATATCTATTCCGTGCTTTAAAAGATGCCGTTGCCACTTTTTACCGGATCCTACATATTCATAAGGATCCTGTGTTGTTTTGCCTAAATATTTTAATCCAGTCTTATTATGAGTTTTTAGATATAATGTTATTTTCATAATATTATTTATGAAGATAAATCAGAAAAGGTATTAGCCTTCCTCACCGGTAATATATTTGTAAATTTCTTGCCAATTTTTAACTAGTGTAATATTAGGGTGATAATGGTTCATATTATGACCGTGTTCCATTAGCAATGGATCGAGACCATACTTATGCCCAGTCTCTGCATTTTCCACTTTGTCTTCAATAAAGATTAGACCAGTGCCTTCNTATTCNTCCAAGCGCATCATCTTTGTGAGCNCCAGTATCCAAGCACACAATTCTTTCAAACGCAGTGGGTCCAAACAACTTGTGTAAATTCATCTCACGAAGTTTCTGAGCATTTGGATTTAAACTTAAACTAGTGATACAATGAAAAACAAATCCGTGTTTTTCGTGTAACTTTTTAATATAATACATGGCATCACGCTGTGCTGGCAGGAATCCAATTGAGGCGCTTTCGTTAAAGATGCGTATAAGTTTGACCACTTGGTCTCTAGGAATACCGTAACGAACACTCATGTCGTAGTTTAGTTTACTACCTGCTACTTCTTCAAATCCGTGTTCCTGCATATAAACGTTAAAGGCCCATTCCCAATCAAGACATACACCGTCTGCATCGGTTAGGATAAGATTTTTTCTATTTCTATATTTTGATTTCATAGTAATATTATACTCGAAATCAAATTAATGGTCAACCTAGGTTAGCAACTACTAACTTTATAGCTTCTTGTATTTCTTTGTAGTTAAGTGGCTGTATTGTGGGTAGAAAATTATCTGATGTTAAGCCTACAAAATCTTCGTACCATAAATCTTGATCAAAACTTATATTGAGATTATCCACCGCATGGTTATATCTAATGGTACCATGGACTAATCTTTTAATCAACACATTGTCAACGGGTAAAATTTCTGTTGAATATGATAGATTTTCTGTTGAAGATTTATGATAGACCCATGTGTTCCTAGCTTTGGCAATATAGCCGCTGGTAATTTGATCTAGTAAATTTTTTCTTCGAACACGTATATTAAATCCTGTACCTGGCACTGAGTAATCAAGTGCCATGGTTTTTAAAATGTATAAATTGTTATTTTTTGCGTATTCGATAAAAGGAACGGGATCGTGCCCTTGAGCAAACGATTCGTTAAAAGATTTTAGTTGAGAATACTTGGTTCTTAAAGTGTCAGCAACAAGAGTAGACCCTGTTCGAGGACTTGCGTAAATTGTAATTGGAAATCGATCAACAACAATCGAATCAATCATGATTCAGCTGGAGCATCGGCTTTAATATCAATAGGATGCCCGTTTTCGTGGAACAAGCGTTCGATTGTAGCTGGATAATGTTGATAGTAGTAGCTGACAATACGATCCCAATCTTTTGGCACGGTTACATTATTCATGGCGGCTTTAACAACTTTAAGTTCCTTGAAATCTAATATAACATTAACTGTTTGATGATCTCGTGTTTTAATTTTAGTAGCAATGGTCATAGCTTCGTCGATTTTGCCGTCAGGTTTGGTGTAGTAGGTCAGTAATAGATATCTCATAGGTTACTCAACTCCGATAATGTAGCACTTAAATTGATCTCTGGATCAGCAACAAAACTACAATTCACTAATCCGTTACGAATAATAATGATTGCTTGATCCTGTTTATGTATGTCTGTACTCCATAAATCTAAGTTATCATACATCCATCGGAAAATATCCTCAGCTTCTTCCGGAGTGCTTTGTTGACATATTAGTGTGCGGGCTTCTCGAAGTTTACCATGCTTAAACAATTCTACACAGTCTAGCTTCCAATCACCTACGGACTTGTCTGCACTATTGGGCGCATTTAATTGACCTGTTTGACTATTTTGTTGTAGTAACTGTAAACACTTACGCAAATCTGGGTAGGTGGCGCGGACATAACTGTCTAGTGTGTCGATGTCAAATTCTACACCTTCTGTGACCAACACAGTTGCGGCTCGGGCTGTAAACTCTGTGTGATCAGTTTTTAAGATATGTAACTGCTGAAGTCTCGAATGTAGTGGTGGAATAATCTTGTTAGGGTAGTTACAGGTTAAAATAAAGCGAACGCTGTGACTATAGTCTTCCATTAAATTACGCATCGCTGGTTGAACTGAGTTAGGATTCAAATAGTCTGCTTCGTCAATAAACACTACCTTAAACTTACCATATGGCATAGTTTGACAAAACGAGATTAGTTTATCTACCCATTCAATTTTACGACCTTCTTTTGACCCGTTAGCATACAATATATCGTATTCATCTACACCGAGCTCATTGATTAGCATTTTGCCCAGTGTAGTTTTACCTGTGCCCGGGCTACCGCTAAACAATAAATTTGGAATACTGCCGTCTTTAATCCACGATTCAACTTGTTGCCGTTGATTGTCATCTACAAATACATAGCCATCAATAGTTTTTGGCCTATATTTTTCAATCCATAATTCTTTCATCTTGGTCCTATTCTATTTGCAAATTTTGCCGCTGGGCGACGGTGTTGATTCTCTGGTCGTTTTAATGCTTGAATTAGTTCTTCTTGTTCTTTGATTTTACGCTTTTCTTTGAGTTGTTGCAACCACTTTGGAATCATGCTATCGGCAATTTTTATCTTGTGGATGATTGCGGCACCAGCGTTGTCGCCCTTTCTCGTCCCATACATCTTGTTGCATTTGTTGTTTTGCTTCACGAAACCAAGTTTTTTGCTGTTGTTCTTTCTTGTCCATATACTCATTATAAGTTATGGTTCGTGCAGGATCAGACCCACACCCCTCATAACAGTCCAATACGATGTGGATTTGCCTTGGGCGTTCACGAGGTTCATGAGTAACTACTAAGATAAAACATACTCCAAATGTAACCAATCCAATTTTAACCAACCACTGCTGTATACGATTTAAACCGGTATACCAGCGTTCGAGCTGTATCCAGTTGGTGCGATTCATTATACTAGTTCTTCAGCAATGCCCAATACTTCTGCTACGGCTAACAATATGGCAGCATACTGAAAATCGTAATAGGCTAAAAAATAACAAGCAACGATACGAAGTGCGCTTTTGGCAAGACTAATAGCCTTGTGTTTTTTTGCATCTGGATGTTCCACAAGTTGAGTTGTTTTTGGTTTAGTTAATGCCATTTTATTTTCCTTTAAAAAAATTAATTAAGTTTATAAATCGTGTTTTTACTGCTGATAGGTTGATTATTGCTGGATGATATGGGCAACGGCCTTGCATGTAATCACACATAGGTGTATATTCTTTGCCGCAGGTTTTACAGTTTGTTTTTTTCATATAATTATTGTACCACAACAGTTCCACGATTGCAATAGCAATTAAATCTCATTACATTGTTTGTTTATCAATATGAACCGCAGTTGATTGGGTATCGTCCATTGGTTGTTCTGGACTGTCTGATATTAATAGGATATCATTTGGATCAATTTTACGAAGTGTAAGTTCACCGGATTCGTCTTCGATCTTAATACCCCGTGTCCAACGACCGTGTGCTACCATAATCCATTGGTCAACTTGAACTTCCGTTTGGTAAGGGCCAACGGCATAAACTCGCCCCCAGCGTGGGCGAATACCGTAACCCTTACCATCATCGTTCAATAAGATAATACCGGAATTTAATTTACGACCATCAAATGACATATCGTACACAATGATATTATCGTGCAGTGCTTTAATTTTTTCTCGTGTAACTTTGTGTGGTTCAAACGCATGCTTCATTAAATTTTCCTTACTCCTGGTGTAGATTGTTGTAATTGTCTTGCAGTCTTTTCTTTTTCTTGCTTGACAATTTTAGATCTTGCTATAGCGGCAGCTAACCCGCCACCGGTTGCCGGAATATCTTCCACCGGAGCAGGTGCAGTGACAATATTTGGCTCCGGAGTATTAACCACTGCATTGTATACCGGTGTATCCAATGCATCTTGAGCAGTAGTTGAATTTGCCTGCGGATTTTCCTGTGCAGATTTAGCTCGTTTGGCTGCCCGGGTACTTGTGTGTATGGTCGCAGGCGGCCTGACTATTTGTTGACTATTTTGCTGTTGTATCTGACGAGTTTTAGTCTGGATAACTTTATTATTGCTGTCTAATATATCGCCACGGGCATTAACATTCATATTGCCCACCGCACGGACGTGTGAGTTCTGTAGCATTATAGTGCCCAAATCAACCGATTTTCCTTGCGCCGTTTTGTAAATTTTACTAGTCATGATTATTCCTTTAGAATCTATGTGTACTTATCGGAGGAATTCGTGTACGTCTAAATTATAGAAAAGACTGTTGATTCTGTGTACGCCCAATTTGTACAGGATAAAACTGGCTACACTACTTCCTCGTCCTACTCCCCATATTACTTGATTAGTTGTCATAACATCTACTAGATATTTTAGATAGCATAACAAGTTAAACAAATCTCTTTCCTGATATAACAATAATTCTTCACCACACCGTTGTAATTCAGCTTCATTATCGCACAGGCCTAAAATATATTCAGCTATATCTATATCCTTGTATTCTCTGGGCATGTGCCAATTTTGTTGATTTACACTATCCCAATCTTTTACGGCAATATTATTTTCAAAAGTGTACGGAACAAAACTAGGTAATTCTTCTACAAAACTTACGGCGTCTTCTAAGTTGACTGTATCATCGACTAACATATTTTTTAATGAATCAAGTTGGCGGCCTTGCATAACAAGATCCATGACATCGGATTCATTAAAAATCATTTCCCCGAATTTATTTTGTATCATCACTACTCTTAAAATCTGCAAATACTACAGTGTTACCAGTGGTGTTTTCGCCATCGTCAACATCGGGCCATGCTAGATCTAAATCTCGCCAGACGCTAGATTGATGCAACATAACTACTTTATCTGGATCTATTAAATTGGTATCACAGTGAACTAGATCTGCAGAAGCCCACCAGTTTGGTCGAACAATATCTTCGGTTGTTTCGTTCTCGCTGTGCAGATAAGACATATTATCACCCATGATGCTACCCAATTCTGTTTCTACTACGGTCATACGAGTTTCTGTAATGGCATTTAATTTATAGTATAACATAAGTCCTACAAGCTGATCAACCGGTTCTCCGGGCAACGTAGTAATTCCAAGACCGGCATCGACCAACAGTTGGCATTGTTCTTCGTCGTTGCCATTGATAAAAATAGTACTATCCATTTCGGAGTAGATAAAATATTTTATACGATCAAACGAAATATTATGACTAGAAGCATCGTGAGTATTAGTAATCATCCATAGCCTTAGACTATAATTGTTCATACGCAATTCGCCGTTGTAGAATACCCCGGCGGTAAAATGCATGTCGTGTTTAAGTCTTACATTCATGATATGTCAATTACCTCGTCAAAAGGAGTTCCGGGACTTTTACGAATTTTTTCCTGATACTTAGTTTGGTAGCTTTCGACGGCCATGCGTATCTGATTACAAAGATAGCCATTGCCGGTGTTATAGGCAATACCCAATTTACGATTAAGTTCGGTAATTTTGTCTAACAGTTGTTGCTCAGTTAAATCGTCGAGGTTAGGTATTAATGGATGTTCCATACCTTAATTATACAGCAAGTTTTGGTAAAGATCAAGTACTTTTGGTTAGGCAAATACCGCGCCGTTGTTGCCAATACAGAACCATTTGGAGTCAATATATTGTAAGGTACAGGCCTGACCTACTGCGGAAAAGGTTATGTGTCCAGCGCCACCCCAACCTGGAGTAGCCACTGTGATGACCATATTACCACTGTGTGTGACCATGGCCAGAGTTTTAATTTGTCCATCGGCACCATCAGCTAATGTAGCTGTTGACGATGTAACTGTATTAAAATAACTGGCTGTAGTAGCCAGACTGACTGCACCTGCGTCATTCAACTCTTCACTACTATTATTAAATGGTGTAAGAATATTGTTAACCTGGGCCAGTGCTATAGTGCTACCGCCGTTGCTGGTTGTGAACACAAAGGTATAAACTCCTGTAGCCGCAAACTCTATGGTATTTGTAGAAGTATTTAAACCCTGAACTCCGGCAGTATTAACTGATACTGCTGTTGGGATAGTAACAGTATGACTGGTACTAACTACGGTAATACTAACAGTCCAACTTGTTTCAACTCCGGCTGCTGGTAAATTACTAAAATTTAAACTTACGGCACCATTAGTTGTAAGGGTAAAATAAGAACCTAATACCCAATTAATCGGAACACTTCCACTGAGACTACCTAATGGTATTACTGTATTGGTTATTTGTTGTACCTGGGCGTTGTACAACAAACTACCATTCATATTATTATCTAATGTAGTTCCAACAAGTGCCGCTTTAAGCACGGCTTTACTTTGCAGATCGGTAATTTCGTTGGCTGCATACTGGAAATTAGTAGATGTATTGGTAAAATTATCGCGGAATCCCTGCGAATTATTATCCTGGCCGGCTACTGGGTAAGCGCCGTCGATGTTGTTTGGGTTAATGTTACTTGTCATGTGTGTTCCTAATAGTATAACTTATGATATTTATCATCATTAGTAGGTTAAATTTTAATTTACCAATAGCTTTTTGGGCATTCAGCAGCCTGATATCTAGTTTTAAATTCAAGAAAACAATGACAAAAACTACAAGCATCAAATCCAATTTTTTGAGTTTTATATTCGCAGTGGTTACATACCGTTAATCGATGGGTCGCTGTTTCTGCGTTTGATAATAACCAAGGAGTTCGTTGCAATCTTGATTCGATTGATTCTTTGGTAATTTCGTTTTCAAAAACTGTTAAATCATCCATTTTTAATCCCATTCAAAATATACATATCCTGCGCCGCCAGTACCTCGAGCATTACCTGCAACTTCATCTGCACCGCCACCGCCTCCGCCACCATGTACTCCGGGCAATCCTTGTGATCGTGGATCGGATCCAGCACCATTGCCATTGCCGCCACGGCCTCCAGCACCAAAAGAAGCACCGCCACCGCCTCCGCCACCGGAATAGCCACCACCAAGCCCACCTGCGCCACCACTAGCAAAATCGGTACTACCACCAGCTGATCCTGCACAACACCCACCACCACAATTGAATGAGTTAGAATTACCACCAGTAGATCCGTTGACAGCGGTGCCACTAAACCCTATGGCATTAGCAATCGTACCGCCTGCGCCACCGGCTCCTCGACCACCGCCGTGATTGTTGCCACCGGCGCCGCCGCCTGATCCTGGGTTTAAATATACATCTACACCGGTGCCGACTATTCTTGTATAGGTTCCGGCGCCGCCTGGACTGTTGATTCCACTTCCTGATCCGCCCGATCCAACTATCACGGTTAATATATCACCAGGAATAACTGCAATGGTACCCGATGCAGCAGCTCCACCACCACCACCACCACCACCATCACCCGTGCATGATGTTTCACCAATTTCGCTTCCGCCGCCACCAGCGCCGCCACCGGCTGCCTGTAAAATTAAACTGGTTACACCATTGGGTACTGTAAAATTATAAGTTCCTGGAGTATCGTATGTTTGATTTCCGGTTCCTGGATAGCTTCGTTGCCAAATACCAGAGACATTGACCCAAACTTGTTTAACTGTGGTCCACTCACTACTTTGATTAACCCAAATTTCTTTTGGTTCGGTATAGGTGCCGCTATTGTTTATATATAAA